ATCTTTTATGCAATATGATTTCATAGTTTTTATGGAGATAACCTTGCTTTATGTAGACGTTTTTCTTCATAATACCTCCAAATATGAGGTGCCCACTTTTCAAGATGAGGAACAAGTTGTTCGCAAAGTGCCTGAATTTCTAGTTGAGCATCCATCTTTGCTCGCAAATCTATAATATGGAGGACAGAACGCAGATTAAAAGAAACCACAAAGTTCTGACGAATTGCTTGTGCAAGATAATCCCTAATGTGTTCTTCACACATTCCTTTTTCGTACTTTGCTGCATAACGCTTACAACCTTCGTAAATGAAATCTAGTTCATCCTGATAGTCATTCAACGTCCATTCATACTTTTTACCATAACGGTTGGTATAGAAACCAGGAGGACGGACATAGAATACATCTTCAGGATTAAGTTCTCCACTCGCAACCTTTACGACACGCTTACCAGTATAACGCTGTGACTGAACATCAAAGGAAACACCAACACGGTGAGTACGTGCCTGCATCGCTACGTTATGGACATACCCTGAAACGGAGAAAGTGATGCCTGGATGCTCTAGTGGCCCCCAATGCCCCTTCTCGTTGCTCAGGAGGCGCTCTACGACCCACTCACCACACTTAGCAGGGTTTGGGATTTCCTGTTCGTGAATAGGAGTCTCAGAGTAGTCACATTTTGCTGCCTGATAGATGACTTGCTCTGGAATAGCGTAACACTGAAGAACTTGAACCTGTAGGTTCTTATCGAATTCTAAAAGATCTTTTGCTTTAATAGGTTTCATAAATTACTTACCGACTTTTTTCATTTCTGCATTACAGGTATTACAATAGTAAGAATACCCACTTTTAAAAGATTTTACAATCTGGTAATTGTCTTGATTAAGGAGGAGTTCCTGCTTACACCTCAAGCAAGTCCTCATTTTCTCCCCACTGTTCTCTTTCTTTTTTTCTGAGTTTTTTAAGTTCTTTATAATGTTTTTTAATTTCTTGATAAGCATCTTCGGGACTCATTTTATCAGCAATTTCAAGACCTGCAATTAAGGCACACTTATCCCCAAATCTTGCAAGTGCTCTTTCATAAGGGCTTAAATCATCATACATTATTCTTCCTCCTCGTAATAATCTGGTTCATAATCATAAACTAATGGTCTTTTAATTAGGTCTTCTAGACTAACTATATTTTTTTCTTCTGGTTCTTCAAGTTCAAGTTTTAATGATTGAATTAGAAGTTCCATATTTTTAATAATTAGTTTAACTTTTTCTCTGTTCATTGCGATATTCAATTTGGTATCATTCTACATAAAAAAAGAAGGAGTGTCAATCCTCCTTCTCAACTTTAAAGATTTGCTCAAACCAATCTTTTTCTTTTCTTAATATCTATATTTCTATTTTTTTGATATACGGAAAGTGCCCCTGGATTAGAGATAAACCCAGTTTCCAAACATATCCATTTTTGTGAATTAGTATTTTTAGACCCAAATTTTCCACCCAATTTTCCACCAACTTTACCAGCATTGCTTTTTTCTTCTGCTGTCATTCCAAATAATCCAGTTTTATTCTTTTTTTGGATTTTATGTGATTTTTTAGCATTATTTGATAGTTCCTTAGAAGTTAATGTAAATATCCCTTTTTTTCTTCTTTTAGTACTATTTCCGCCTTTAATTCCATTTTCTATTGCTTTATTTCTTTCAACATAAAACCCAACTGTAGTTAATTTTGACTTATTGGCAAAATTAGAGTTATTTGCAACATCAAAAAACTTATGTAATTTTATTTCTGCAAAAAATGCTTTTTCTCTAGTATCATAAGTTTCTAAAATAATTTTTTGAGTTGGTTTAAATGTTTTATCGGTATAAGAACCAAAATACTTTATATCTTCTTCCGGTAAACATTTACATCCTCTACTTCCAATATAACCTCTACCCCATTCTTCATAAGAATAATAGGTATAGTAATACTCTTTTGGAGTTTCCATAGTTCTACTCTGTAAGTCGCAATACTATTTATACAAGAAAAAGTGCCCGAAGACACCTTTTCCACCTATAATGCGACTTACAGGTAATATTATTTATTCAAACCACTTGGGACTTTTTAGCCATATTTAGTTCAGCATTATGAAGTTTAACTTGTTTTTTATTTTTAGTTTTTAGGTATTGAACGAAAGCAATTTTCATAGGTCTGCTCCTTTACTTGTGGGTATAGGTGCGTTCCTTCGGTTTCCCTACTTCCGTCTCTATTTGCTATTCGCAAATAACAGATGAACGATAGGAGTATCCTAACACTCCTATTCTAGTTAGTCAAGTAAAACTGTATTAAATTATACTAATTTTATAATCCTTTTATCTTTGAATAAAAGTCAATTTATATTCAGTTGGATTCAATTGAGCAATAATAATATCACATCCTATCTTGGGATTAGCAGATCCACACGTATATACGTCTAACGCAGCTTTACCTTCTTCTGGCCAGGTATGAATTGAAATATGTGATTCTGACAATAAGCAAATTGCAGTAACTCCTTGCGGATCAAATTTATGAGATGTAGTTTTTAACACAGTTGCTCCTGATGCAACTGCGGCATTTTTCATAAGATCAATAAGAAAATGCTCGTCATTTAAAAAAATTGACGAGCATCCATATAAGTTTAATAAAAAATGCTTACCCATTCTACTCTGCTTCTTTAATTAGTTTACTCACATAATTCTCCGTTCCATCCATAGTTTTTACTGCAAACATAGGAGATTTAATATATTTTTTTATTTTTTTATATTGTTTAAGTATTTTATTTACTTCATCATCATTTATGATTACTTTAATTTTTTCATCATTATTAAATCCTTTATTCATTTTTTCTTTTTCCCCTCAGATGCTTTATATCCCCAAAGTCTAGGATTTACTCTACCGTATCCCCAATCAATTTTTTGAACTGATTCAGGACCAAATTTATCATAATACATATCAAAAATCTTCACTCTAGTTCCACGACATAAATCCATAAAGGCTTCATTATTTACTCTATAAATTACAATATATGCATCTGATGGAAGAGATGGATTTTTTATCTGTTGCAGAGTAGTTCTTTCAAAAAGTATTTCACATCCATATTGAGAAGAAAGTTCTCTCTTTTCCTCAGGAGTCCATTGTGACATTTCTTTCTCCGCAACTTTGGTCATGAACGTCCTCCCCAACAAATGTCAGGATATGCTTCTTTAACAATATCCCAACTTATTTTATATTTATCTGTGAGTTTTTTATCTTTTACAAGACAAACAAGTTCTGCTTCAAGTGGATGAAGACCTTGAAGCATATTAATAAAAATAGTTTCTTTACGAATTTGAGAGAGAGTATTGCTTCCACCTTTCACAAAAATATAAAAATTTTTATATTCATTGCGAAGAGATGTATGTTGCTTATTCATAACTTCATCAGTTCCAGAATAAGAACCATTTCTAAGATTAGTATTTTTTGTCTTACTTTCAATTAGATCAGTAAGATTTCCTCCCACAGATGATTGATCATTTGGATCAGCATAAGGAACTGGTCCTGGAGGAAGCACACTAATTACAGTTTCATCAAAATTCCAAATTAAAAGACTGACAAGAGCATCATTACGATAGTCTTTAAGAATTTCTACTTTTTTAGCATTACTTCTTTGCTTTGAAGCCAACTCTAAAATTTCATACTGAAATGGATTAGCTTGAAGTTTTTGAATTGGCTTTTCAGATTTTGTTTTTGTTGTAGTCATAATTTTTTTAGTGCAAATCATTTATTATAGATTTTTTATTTATCAGTCATCTTCGACCTCTTCATCATCATCAAAATAATCAGGATTGAAAGATACTGCTAAAACTTCATCAGGAACTAAATTTCCATTATTATCAAAAAATTCTGGATGTATATTACGAATGCCGTAAATTCTTTCTACTTGATATTGTTTAAATATCCATCCTCCAATTAATCCAATAAAAAGAAACATTACGCAAAACAAAGTAGTGAACGTGAGGATAATTGATAGTTCCATTGGTTTCTCCTGAGAGTTATTTTTTCTTAATATCAAAAAAGAGGTCAAATTGAAAATGCATCTCTCGATGAAAGAGAGACAGCATCTTACCAAAACTAAATTTAAAAGTTTTTGGATTTGATGTTTTCTCCCTCCCACTAGTATTTCTTAACATTAACTCAATCCCCCGATTAATCTGGAGATCAGAGTTATTTAGTTTGGTTTTTTCTTCTTCCTTTTCTTTTGTCATTATTATATTTTTCAGCATCTTCTAAAATGCTTTGTAAATAGGTTTTAATTTTTCTTGCTTGAGGTTTAGACAAATGACCATATGCCTCACGAAGTTGTTTGTGATCATTATCCGAACCTCCTTGAATGTATGTATTCAAATCTAGAATAACTTCTTTAATATTCAAAGCAGTTTTACTTTGAATAAATTCTTCAATTTGAGATTTTATTGCTCCTTTAATTTTTAAATACTGATAAAAATTTAGAACAAATTTTCCTCGAAAGGCATAATCAATTGCCTTTTCTACGTCATAATAAACTTCGTGAAAAGTTTTTTCCATTTATACAATATTATTTTCCTTAAGATACTGTACTGTATCTGTACATCCTCCAAGATTAACTGTATCATTCATAACAACTTGGGGGAATGTTGATCCTTGTCCAAACTGAGAATAAAATTGTTCTTTAGTAAAGTCTTCATCTAACTTATAAACCTTATGTTCTAGATTTGAAAGCATAAGAACTTGTTCAATCTTAGAGCAAAAAGGACAACCATATTTTGAGTAAACTGTAAATTTCATAATAGAACAACTAAAGGTATTAACAACATAAG